GATAGTTTCATCGCCAATTTGATGACCGTCACCAACAGTCAGCCCATCAGTCGTCACCGTGCCAGAAATGTCCTTATCTGCAATGTCTGCTAAATCTCTTGCTCGTGTCATTATGCATTCTCCAGTGCGGCTATACGAGCCTCAAGTTCCTGTATGGTCTTCACTAGCAGCGGTACTAGCTTTGACTGGTCAATGCCCTGATAATCCGGCACAGACCGTGTACCCATAACCGCTGGTGTAACCTCGTTGCCATCATCATCAAGCACCGCTGGCGTGACCTCGTATTCCTCGTCACGCATACCGTCTTTTGTGCCGCTGATAGCCTCTGGAACAACGTCCTGCACCTCGTGGGCAAGGAAACCATCGACTGTGGTATCTTCGTCAGCAATAAAGTTAAATCGCACAGGGTTGAGTTGCTTGAGGCGTGTGGTTGCATCCCAGTCTGCCGTGACGTTTTTTTTGAGGCGGTAGTCACTTGAAGTGTTGAAAGCGGTGCTGCTTGTCGTGGTTACAATGCTGCCAACAAGAGTGGAATTTGTGCGAAAACGCATAGCTGCGCCGCCGCCTGCACCACTATCAATAACAATTCCAGTGCCTGACAAATAGGGGTAACTAACGGCTAATCTTTCACCCTGTGAATAAGGGCTTGAAGTCCCCAACAGCATATTCCCTGACGCATTCAGTCTCATACGTTCTGAACCGCTTGTAAGAAAGCGCAAGTAACCGTTAGTTGCAGAACCCCTTATACTTGTGTTTGCGTTTTCAAAATTTATAAAAGAACCACTCGCACCAAGCTCAACATGAGTTGCATACACTCTGCCGGAAAGTCGTAGGTCTTTGTAACGTCTATTGCTAAGACCCAAATCAATCGCGTTGTCTACAGTATCATTCGCGTCAGTTGAGTATGGCGTAATCGCATTATTTGTAGAATCAAAGAAAACACCAACATCGCCACTGCCAGCGTACATTCGACCACCTAAAGTGCCGATTAAGCCAACCGTTGAGCCGTCTTTTTTAAATACAGCAATGTCGCCATTACTCGTCTTGCGGTTCAACTGAAGCGGTGGACCGCCATCTCTTGTGATGCTTGTAAAGCCGGATGACTGTAGTTCTGCGCCAGTGTTTGCAACGCCGCTTGCCGTCTTCCCCACCAGCAAATTGCCTGACGTATCAATCCGCACACGTTCTGCGTTGTTAGTTCTAAACACAAAAGGATGATTTGTTTTTGTTCCAACAATGCCAGCAGTGTTTGAGGCATCTGCTGTTAACTGTGTAGTGATTGTGCTGTTATCAACATAAAGTTGCGTATCCCCGCCAGCAGACTTAAATTGTGCAAGCAAAGGCGCACCAGATGATGCAGAGTTGAAAACATCAAGATTGTAGGCTGGTGACGCAGTTCCAATGCCTACCGACCCTGCCGATGTGATGCGGAGGCGTTCTGAGCCAGCAGTATGAAGGCGCATACTGTCGTTGTTATGGTCGTACATAACCCGACCCCGGTCATTGCTTGCGCTGTCGCCGAACAAGATTGTGGTTGATAATGTTGTCGCGCCAGTTGTAATAAACACATTGGTATCGCTGCCTGATTTATGCACCTCAAGGGGGCCAGCAGGGGTGTTAGTTCCAATGCCCACGTTGCCGCCAGAGTTTGCAACAATAAGATTGTCTGCATAACCCACAGCATTTAATTTATAGTAGTCAAGCGCACCAGCATTTACTGTCCACTCAAACGGTGCAGTCGCTCCTGTCTGACGAAAAGAACCATTAACATGAAGTTTAGACGATGGCAAAGTCGTCCCCAGCCCTAGCAAACCCGCACTGGTCAGGCGCATACGTTCTGTGTTGTTGGTCTTAAAGCGCAAAGGAATTGCTGTAACTGTATTGATATCGTTACCAGTTGCGTTGCCAGAGATGGTCATAACGCGAGTGCCACTGTCATTGAAATCAACAAAGGAACCGCTAGTATCATCCAGCGTTATTCCAACAAAACCACTTGCATTGCGAGGGGAACTACTTCCAAGCCCCAAATTCCCTGACGCATCCAGTCGCATGCGTTCTGTAAAGGCTGTCTCAAACGTAAGGTTGTCACCTACACTGCCCAAACTAGGTTGGTTAGTTGTCGTGCTGTCTTGAAATTCAATGTGACTTGTTGCAGACCCAGTTCTCTCAAATTTAGCGTGTTTTTGCGCTGTGCTAGAAACGTGCAATGCTCTGTTAGCTGCTGGGGACGCAGTACCAACAGTCAGCCCGTCAGCCGTCACAGTGCCAGTGACATCCACGCCTGTGCTGGTGGTGGCGAGTTTGACTGCGTTGTTGTGATAAAGAGTTACTGCACCATCACTAATACAATTAACATAAGTCTCATTAGAATTGTTAAGTAAAACAAGGTTATTTGCTCTCAAGTAGACGTTACCTGTGCCGCCACTTTCAGCAAGGTAGGTGTTAAACCCGTCATGAAAAATTTCAAAGGCATTACCGAAGATGGCCCTGTTGTTGTTGCCGAAGTTAGCGTTTGCATTAAAATTAACATTAGACGCAAACGTGCCACCAGCAGACGCAGACACAGTGTCAGCCACGGTGAATGACTTGAAGGCGTAGATGTTTATCAAGTCGCCTGTAGCTGCACCAGCCGCCAGCACAACGCTGGTGCCATTGCTGGCGGTGTAGTCTGATGGGTCGAGGATGACGCCGTTCATCACCACCTGAATATTGTTTACGATATAGGACAACGTGAGGGCGTTGTCGTCAGAGCCAGAGAACGTGGTCTGTCCAGAGGTGGCGGTGTATTCGTACAGGATGAGAGACGCAGAACCAGCAGTGACAGCCGCAATCCAGTTGGCACCGTCATACACCCGCATTTCGTTTGCGCTGTCGTTGAAATATAATGCGCCAGAAACTAAGGCGTTTCCGTCATTGTCCTGCGTTGGATTGCTGAATTTAACGCCAAGGTATCTATCATCAAAGCTATCCAAAGCTGTAGCCGCAGCGGCTGCACTGGAAGCCGCCGCAACCTGAGATGCCGCCGCAGACGTGGCTGATGTCGCCGCATTGTTGGCCTGCGTCGTGGCCAAAGCAACTTGGGCGGCACCATTGCTGGTTGCTAGGCTAGCTTGGGTGGTTGCTGTGGCCGCAGACGCGGCGGCATTTGTCTCTGAAGTCGAGGCCGCAGACGCAGAATTTGCGCTATTTGTTGCTGATGTCGACGATGCGCTGGCACTTGATGCCGAATTGTTGGCTATGGTTGTTGCCAGCGCGACTTGGGCAGTCGCCAGAGCTACCTGAGCCGCACCGTTTGTGGTCGCCAAATTGGCTTGTGTGGTGGCAGTTGAGGCAGATGAAGCGGCGGCTGTGGCGTGGTACTTGGCAGAGTTTTCGCTGGTGTTGCCTACAGTGCCGCTGGTTTTGGTGGCCCAGTCCTTTGCGGAGCCTGATCCTGTGTCTACTCCTGTGCCGCCAATGGCGTAGGCTTTGGATGAGTAGTCTGTGGAGTCGACAATACCGTTCGTCTTGACTGCCCAGTCCTGTGCGCCAGACACGTCGACTATCTTCTCAGTGTTGGAGCTTGATGTGAAGTTTGACTCGCTGGCGAACGTGGTGCCGCTTGTCAGACCATGCACGATGTACACGTCATTGTTGGCGACGGTGACAATGTCAAAGTTGTTGTAGGTGGTGCTGTTGCTGAACGCACCAGTGATGTTGAAGAACGTGGTGAGGTCTTGCCAGCCAGAGGAAGGGTTGGCGAAGTTGCCGATGCGGAACTGTATTTTGTCGGTGGACGCGTCGAAACGAAACTGGAAGTTGCTGTTGCGGAACGTGCCAGTGGTATCGAAGATGTCTTCGATCATGTTTTGGAGCGTGCGTGTTCCTTGCTCGACGTTCTCCATGTAAGTGTCGAGAACGTGAGTGCCTGTCTTCGAGGAGCGAAAACTTATCTGTTCGCCAGTGGGACGTGTCTCAGCCATTAGTCGTAATATCCCATGTCTTTCATAAGTTGGATCAACTTTGCCTTAGTGATGGCGTACTTGTCGTCCATCTCTGGAGTCATCTCAACCTTTATAGTCAGCTTGCGAACCTCCTCCCGCATACGATCAATTTCGGCCCTAAGTGACTCAACATTTTTGCGACGCTGTGTGTTAGCAGAGTTAAGCTCAAGAGTCTGAACGCGATCCACCTCGTCAATGTAATCAGCGATGCGACCATCTATGTTTTGGCGTAGTGCCTGACGTTTATCCATTACGCTGTGCCTCACTCATTGGAATTAGATTGCCCCTCTCAACTTCACGCTGGACATTCTCTTGTGGTTGTACGGATGCTCCGCGCATCTTTTCCATAAGTTGCATCTGCTGAGATGGGCTTGGCCCTTCAGCTTGCATCTGCTCCTTAGATATGCGGAAACGGTCGAGGTCAGTGATGCCCATGGCGCGGATAGCCTCTTCGGCGATCTGGCCAGCGTTGTACTCCATGTTGAGGCCCGTCTGGGACATGATCTGGAGCATGCTCATCCACGTTTCAGCATTGCGCGTTGGTTCGAGCGGCAGGGTGCCGTCGATGACCAGATAGTCGATGTTGCCCTGCAAGTCCTTGCGGACGTCGTAATCGAGGTAGCCGTCTTCTACAAGACCAGACAGTTGGTTGGGCATCTCGCGTTCGTCGATTTTTATCGAGCCTTCCATCGTAAGGCTGTCTTGAATGTTGGCGACCATCATCCTGACCATTGGGCGGATTGTGGTGGCAGACATTACGCGGGCAAGAACACCAAGTCGTTGTGATCCAAGCTGCGTAAGGCGTTGGATTTCCGTTGCTGTGCGGATGCCGTCTGACGTTGGCATTCCTTGCTGCGCGTCTGAGGCGGCAGACACTCGCTGCTTCAGCTCTGACATTGCGCTAATATCTCTGAAGTGGCCGCGTGTCACGTCTGGTATTTCTGCAATAAAGACGCCGTCACCCGGCTTGCTACCGGGCAGAGTGCGAACGACGCCCCATGGGTTTCTGTCGATCAGGTCTGGGACGCTGACTTGAGTTGGGTCTACGAAGATGAGGTTGTTGAGGGCCGCGCTGATGTTGTCGATGCGTGAACGCATTAGGTAGGTGGCGATGTCGTGCATCGGCAGGATTAGATCGTAGAGTGATTGGCCATAGGTCTTGTGGCTGTCTTGGTAGAGGCCGCCGATGACCGCAGGAAGCTGTCTGCCGTATGGGTTGAGTTGAAAGCGGATGACCACGTTCTCGTCAAGGATTGTGATGACGAGGAAAATTTGGTCAATAGATGGAATGTTGATTTCGTGGCCACTCAGTCGCACCCACGCTTCATCGACCACCCGCGCGTCGCCAAGCGTAAAGTACGCATGGTCGAAGCGTTCGCGCTGGTGTGGTGCGGCGGGGTCGATGGATAAGCCCCGACCCTCTTCCCTGTGCCACTGGTGTGCATTCCAAGCGTTACGAGGGGGAGAGATTTTGTGGCGTAGCGCAGGAAACATCTTTAGCTTGGGATACATGTTGCTGTACGCAAGGCTATTGTAGCTGACGTAATCAGAGAAAACGATGTACTGCATGCTATCCCAGTCGCCCCAGTTAACCCGTGGGTCAGGGAAACAGCGACGTGGGTCGAAATTGATCATACGGTTCTGGTTAGTCTGGGCGTCCCAGACGACCTTTGTGGGGGCGAAACCGTACCTGATGCTGTCGAGGAGGAGTTGGGCTAACCGCGCCTCGCCTGCGGTTCGACGCATTTGCTGGTGCAAGACGCGTTCGAGAATCATCGAGGACTGGCGCGATTTGCGGTTCAGACCCTCCAACTGAAACATCGGGTTGCGCCCTGACAGCGCGGCCATCAGGTAAGTAAGAACGGTGTCGGCGATTGCGCGGGTGTCGGCAATGACAGCCTTTTCTCGGAAGTCCGTTGCTCCTGCCGGAACGTACACGTCGTGAGCGCGATCTGCTTCTTTCCAATGGTCATACCTCTTGCGAATTTTAAAGTAGGACATGTCGACCATGGACTTAACGTAGTCCACAATGCGGCGTTCTTGCTCATCGTTGAGGAGATGTGAGATGTCTTCGTATGAGATAAGCTGCTCTGCAAACTCAGAAAGATCAACAACAACACCCTCGTTTGGGCCAGCAACATACTCCGCATTGCGGTAGCCACTGCCTGACGAAATAGTGGTTCTTGTTTTTGGGCCATTTACACTCATAACAAAAAATATACTTTCTGGCTTTTAGATGGTCGTCCTTACAGACCCCAGCCGCGCCAACTGCTCATGGTTTTGTCCACTCGTGTCTTGAGAGACTTACCGAACGACTCGATGGATGTGTTGTTAAGGGACTGCGTTGTGTCTGCTTGCAAACTCCATGCGTCTGGAGAAATTGATGTTCTGGACAAGACATCAACCGCGATAGTGAGGGCATCGACTTGGTCGTCGTGGTTGCCTCCGGGGAAGGTTACTGCCTCATCTATGAACTCGTCTAACCACTCGGATGTTTCTGGCAGAAAAACTCGCCCACCTTCTACCAGGGGAAGGATGGCGTTTACGCGAGCAACTTTGTCGTGGACGACTTTGTAGGGGATGACTGAAATGCCAGACTCGCGCTTCAGTTCTTGCAAGAGAGATTGGCCAGACGCCTTGTCTTCGATGTACATGGCACGGAGACCCTTACCGCGCCAGCGGTTGTTGAGGCGTATGAGGCGTTGCTTGAGTTCGGGGAAGTCATACTTGCCGCGCATAATGTCGACGATGTAAATGTCGCCGTTGTTGTCCATGCCAGCCACGACTGCCACGCTGTAGTCGGCAGTCTCTGTTTTCTTGAAGGCGGTGTCCACGCCGATGACGAGCGTGGCGAAGCGTTCAGGTGAAAGGTCTGCTGGATAGCGTTGCCACCACTCTGTCTTGATGATGTTACCGCCTTCGATGTACGGCTGCTGCTGGTAGAGCGAGGCGAACTCGCGCGGATTGAGACGTTGGCGGCGTTTGAGGTCTTCAATAGGAAAGCGTTCGGGCCAAAGTGGGGCTTCCGTTGTTTCGTTGATCGTGCGCTTGGCGTTGGAGACAGAGTTGATCTGTGATGTCGGCAGATACTGTGGGTGATCTTCAGGCAAATGGTTGCGGCGGATTTTGCCGCTGGGGACTTGCCTGATGGCTTGAAAGTTGATGTGTTTCCAGCGACCCTCGGCCCAATCTTCTGTTTGTTGCAGGCGGCCAGCGAGGTCGTCTGGGTGCCAGCGCGTGAGGATAATGATTTGCCTTGGCTTGGTGCCGTTTGCCTCTGGCTGTAAACGAGTGGCCAGCGCGGAGGTGTAATAGTTCCATGTTTTGTTACGTTGGGTCATGGACTCGGCGTCCTCTCGGGACTTGATGGGGTCGTCGACGAGCAAGAGGTTGGCTAGTCGGCCAGACGTGGTCCCGCCCACGCCGACAGCGAAGTATGCGCCGCCGTCTTCCGTGCGCCAGACGTCTGCTGCGCGGCTGTCTTGGGAAAGATGGAAGTCTGGGAATGCTTGAGGGACAATCTTGTCTTCTACGATCGAGCGAATTTGTCTGCCAAAGTCTGTGGCCAGTTGGCTGTTGTATGAGCATGACATAACGTAGCGATGTGGGTTGCGGGCCATGAAATATGAGGGGAATAACACTGTGCCAAATGTGGATTTAGCGTGACGAGGTGGCATTGTGATGAGCAGGTTGTCTGTGCCGAGCGTGCCTCTCTCTAGCTGGTCAAGAGCGTCGATCAATTCGAGTTGGAAGTTAGCGAGCTTCCATTCGGGCTGCATGAGCTTGACAAAACCCAAGAAGGACTCGCTGGCATTGCGAAGACTGAGTAGATATCTCGCGACTTCGCGCTGTGTCAGCTTGCTCATAACTTGCGGCGGAGCCGTTGGCTCATCTTTATTTCGTATTTCGTCTTGGGGTCTTGAATGCTGTCGGCCATAACGGACATGAAGTGGTCAAATATGGCGTGACTCCGCTTTTCTGGCGGGACGGCAGACAAGTCTTGTTGCTTCATCGCGTGTGCAAACTCCGAGAGAGTGAGTTCAGACGGAATAGCGTCCGCTTTCTGGTTCTTAATTTTCATTTTCGATGATCTCCCCCTCGATCGTCTGTACCCCGGAGGCGATTGCTTCCAGCTCTTCGCGTGACATCTCGGTTAGGTTCTTAACTTGGTGTTCATGCTGCACAAATGAGGCGTTTAGGTCGGGAACAACCTTATTTAGGAGCATTCCAAAGACGCGAGCCTGTGTCTATTCCTC